CGACGGGGGGGGTCGGACACGGGATGTCCAATGACAATAGCGGGGTGGGACATTCGATGTCCTAGGGGGGATCCTGGTTGCCTAGTGTCAAATCGAAAGTGACCAGTGACCAGTGACCAGTGACAAGGAAGGAAGGGAACCCACACAAGGGGATTGGATGGCCTACTCATGAGACAAGCGACAAGCGGCCCAAGGAAGGAAGGAAGGGGACAAGCGGACTATCGGGGCACCGGGGCAAAGAAAAGGCCCCTAGGGGATTCCTAGGGGCTTGGCGGGGGCTTGGATTTACTTTCCGTTGCCCGCAAGGGCACTAAGGACTAACAGCAAAGTGAAAAGCAAACACAGGGCGAGATAACCGAGAACGCGAAGGAGGGGTTTCAAAGTTTCCTCCCGTCGATTACCTCGAGTCTCATCCCGAGGTCGGTCAACTTTGCTTCGATGGTAGGGCGCACCCGGTCGGCGCAGTCGGCGCAGAAGACCTTAATCGAAACATATTGGGCACCCTTGCAAGCGGAGAACTCGGCGGCACGTTTCCAATCCAAGATCACCCCGCACTCGGGGATCGAACAAAAAATGGCGCGTCCCACGGAAAACTTGAAGGCGTCGCGCTGAATAGTTTCTTTCATGGGGTCAAAATTGCTGAATGACGATTCCACCGTCGAATTGCACTACAGTGGTTTTCCGGCCAAGCCACATTTCAGCCTGATTATTGTCCTCTGACTTGAAACCGTAAGCTTTCGCAGCTTCAAGCGCGGAAAGATATTCCGCCCATTCACAGCAAATCCCGATTGGATCAAGGGTGAGTTCCTCTGCAATTGAGTTTTCGTATTCTTCCAAATATTCAAACAAGGCGCGGAGCGCGGCTGGGGAAAACTGCGTTCCCCGCCCGCAGGCGCGGAATGCGTCGGTAAATGCGTACTCTGTTACAATGGTTTTCATATGGTTTTTAAGGGCATCAATTGCCCGCAGAACCCACGGAGTTTCCCCCATGGATCCTCCGGAGAATTCAAGCTTCGATGAAGTGACCAGCACCCTTTCCGTGTGGTGGAATGTGGACAGACTCGAGACCCCCGCGGGCACCCGAGCATAATTGACACACAGCGCAGGGGGTTCCTACTCGGGTGGATTCACACAGCGACTCACCGACACTAGCCTCGGAGCCGACGCGGAAAGTAGACCAGCCAAGGGAGCGGGCGATCACAAGTTCCGCGATGGAGTCCACCGATGCCATTAGAAGGGTTTTCCACGCTTGGAGGGAGGGTTTTCTCCACTGGTGAGTGTAGCCTGTCCACCCCGAAGAAACGCCCGCAATAGCAAGCGCAAGGGAAAGGGGAATATGGACGGGGTCACCGTAGGCTCCGAAGCGGACTTTCCGGCCAGTGAAACACTCGAGACTACGCAGGGGGGGATAGTTTCCGGCTTTCCATGCTTTCCAAATCCCTTGGGGAGCTTGGCCGGGGTTCACATAGCAAGTCCGCTCCACACCGTGACGACCGTTTTCTTCGTGTCCACGGTGGACACAAGATCCACAGATTAAGCGGTCCAAGCCCGTGCGGATTGCTTCTGTGGGACTACAGGCTTTAACGAGTATCCAGATTTGGATCATATCGCCTGTCTTCCGGTTGTCCGAAGGGGTTTCAAACCCGGTTGCAATGATGACTCGGGCGTGATCTTCGTGGAGGATGTAGCCGTTACTCATCGGGCACCCCCGTGAACCACAGTGAACCGGACATTGTGTCCGGTCGTTTCGTTTCGTCCGGTGCTGTAGCCTATGAAAGCGGCAAATTCGACGATGGAAAGATTCGGCACGTAGGAATCTTCGACCATAGTCCGGACGTAACCGCGGCGACCGAATGCGCGGCGGGCGGCACGTTTCGCGAAGATCTCAGCGGCGGCGGCGATGCCTTCGGCGCGGACTGGGCGGAAACCGTTGCAACGGAAGAGGATCAAAGGACACCTCCGACGATGAGATCGGCGACGCAGAGCGCGAGGGCTGAGATTACGAGGAACGCGCCGATTAGGATCGCGAGGGCGGAGAGGAAGGGTTTAAGTTTCATGATTTGAGAGGGAACCAATGATCGGTTCACGAGAGGAGAGTGCAACGGTTCACGAGAGGAGTCAACGCTGGAATACAAGAGAATGAGAAAATGCTATCGGGGGGAATGGCGAAAGCGGGGGCGAAAAAAAATTCAACGGTTAACCTGGAGAAGTCTTTAGGGGTTGGACATGAGATGTCTGAGGGGGGGAAGAAGGAAAAACGGAGGGTTGGGAGGCCCGAAATCCAGATATCTGCGGAACAGAAAAAAACAGCAACTCGAGCGGCTTACTTGGGTATGCCGGAAGATCGGATCGCGATCATCTGCGGATTTGCTTCCGGCAATCCAACTGGCTGGGGGCAATATCTCATTCGCCATCCAGACTTTAAACGGGAGCTTGAAAGCGCAAGGGTCACCGGTGAGGTTGAAATGCAGGGTAGAGTTCTAGACGCAGGCAATGGCTGGCAGGGTTCCGCATGGCTCCTCGAGCGCACCCGTGGCTACGTTGCCCGTGCCTCGCTTGAACATACGGGCAAAGGTGGCAAAGAGTTAAGTGTTAGCGGTAATCTACTTGGCGCATTCGGTGGGCAATCCAAATAGGATAAGCAATAGGGATAGTGTACTAGGATAAGGACTATGGTAATAGGACGACGGGGGCGGGGGACCACCCAGGAGGGGGGTGGGTGATACCTTATACCCCCCATCAGTACCCAACCCAATTTTATGAGTGTCAAGCAAATTAAACGAAAGAAATCCCCTTCACTAGGAATGGGTTCGCATATCCCTGCATGGAAGCAGCGTAAGCTCTTGGAGGAGGCACAACATTTGGCCAACTTCCCTAAGATGATGTTGGGGCTTCGCGACACCTATCCTTGGCAGGAGAAGGTGCTGGGAGCGTTGAACGAGAAGCATTCCAAGGTGGCCCTCAAGGCCGCGAATGGTTCTGGCAAGACGAGCATGGTAGCCGCGAGCGCGGTCGTCTGGCACATGCTCCGCTGGCCTGGGAGTCTTGTGGTATGTACGGCTGGTGTGTACCGACAGGTGGCCGATGCTCTGTGGCCGCATCTGCGGAAGATGATCAATGGATTGGGTGGCGAGGAGAATGGATTCTCGATCAAGGATGGAGAGATCCGCTATGTGTACCCGAAGAAGGTGGATGGTCAGGAGTTGGTGAGTAGGTGCATAGGGTTCTCGGCGAGCAATCCGGAGAAGGCGGAGGGCTGGCATGTGCAAGGTCCGAGCAATGATTTGCTGTATATTGTGGATGAGGCGAAAGCGGTACCGGACGGGATATTCCAGTCGATGGAACGGTGCCAGCCGACTCGGACTCTGTTGATGAGTAGCCCCGGCGGCTCCTCCGGATATTTCTACGATGTATTTCGCAGAAATGATGGGAAGTGGAATACGTTTACGGTGACGGCTTTTGATTGTCCGCATATCCGGAAGGAGTGGATTGATGATCAGTTCGCTAGGTGGGGCGAGGGTCATCCGCTTGTGAGATCGATGATCTATGCGGAGTTCATGGAGGACGACGGGAGTTTGACGGCGGTGAAGACGATTGATTGGCAGAGGGTGGTTAGTGGCCCACCTAAAGAGGATACGGAGGGTCAGCCATTGACCGCGGGTTGTGATTTCTCAGCGGGCGGTGATGAAAGCGTCCTCGTCATTCGCCAGGGCAATACGGTTAAGGGACTGGTGCGGTGGCGGGATAAGGACACGATGGCCAGTGTGGGTAGGTTCATAGCGGAGTTCAGGAAGTGGAATCTGAAGGCGGCGGATATCTATGCGGATGTGGGCGGCATGGGTGTGGTGATGTGTGATGCCCTCCGCTCCGAGGGTTGGGATGTGCGGCGAGTGAACTTTGGGGAGCGGGCCATTCGGGATGATCAGTTCGTGAATAGGGCGGCTGAGATGTGGATCGAGTTCGGGCGGATGGTGGAGGAGGGGAAGGTGAATCTGGGGCCTGTTGGAACGGACGAGATTCTATTGCAGCAGTTCGTGAGCAGGAAGGTGCGGACTAATGGTAAGGGGAAGCTGACGCTGGAGGGTAAGGACGAGCTGCGATCCCGCGGGGTGAATAGTCCGGATCGGGCGGATGCTATGGTGCTGGCGTTTTGCGGTGGTGGCGGGAAGCGGATGGATGAGTACCTGAAAGCATTGGGTGAGGATGGAAGGAGCTTGCTTGAAAGGATGGAGGATGAGATAGGTCCGGTGGAGGAAACTGGGTCTCCGCTTGCTGGATGCGAGGTTGGCGGGTAGGAAGAGGGGTATACATTTATGATGAGCGACAAACAGCGGAATTCGTTGCAGGGCCAGATTGTTGAGGCTGTTGCCCAGCGAAGCCCGTGGGAGATAAGGCAGACGCGGTGGTATGAGTTACGCCATCACGGATTGCGACGTACCAATAAGCCCTGGCCCAAGGCCGCGGATCTGCATTGGCCGCTCATTGATACGGCGATCGAGAAGCTCAAGCCGCTGTTCCTCCAGCAGGCGTTGGGCATGGATGTTGTGGCCAGCTTTGTTCCGATGCGCCAGCAGTTGAATGCGTATACGAAGGTGGCTGAGGACTGGTTCAATTATAAGATTCGGGACAAGACCAATTTTACGGATGAGGTATTGAGCTGGGTGGATTACACGCTGATGAGTGGGCGCGGGGTGATCAAGTGCTTCTGGAATCCCGGTGATAAGCGGGTGGGGTTTGAGGCGATTGACCCGATGTATTTCATTGTGCCGGCATACACCGTGGATTTGCAGGATGCAGATTGGGCGGTGCATGTGATGCCGATGAGTGTGGGGGCGTACAAGCGGATGGCTGGGCAGTTCGGGTGGAAGAGCGATTCCAAGACGATCGAGAAGATTCGGGGTAATCCGCAGCAGGACGATAACGTCCCGGGAGCAGCGACCGAGGAAGACGCAAAGCAGCTTCGCGAGGGTATCACTTACACGAGCAATACCGATGGGGTGATTGTGTGGGAGGTGTACAAGAAGCGGGATGACGGGGTATGGGAGGTTTACCTGTACAGCCCCGCGGCAGTGGACATGGATCTGCGAGATCCGATGGAGTTGCCATATGATCATGGCCAATGTCCCTTCGTGGACTTCCCGTATGAGATCAAGGACAAGGGATGGTTCAGCCCGCGGGGCGTGTGCGAGATCTTGGCTCCGTTCGAGTTGTCCATGACCTCGATGTGGAACCATAAGCACGATGCGATGACGCTCTATAATCGCCCGCTATTTAGGGCGGAACGGGAGCTACCGAACAGTATCAACTTGCGGTTCTCGCCCGGTCAGATCTTGCCGTATGGCGTGGCCCCGGTCCAGATGCCGCAGCCCCCGGTGAGCTTCGATCAGGAGCTAAACCAGACTCGGGCGGTGGCGGAGAACCGGATCGGTAGTCCGGATTACGCGATGGGCAGTGCGATGGGCGGGGGTAGTGACCGGCGGACGGCGACCGAGATCCAGAGTATCAATGCTCAGGCAATGCAGAGCGGTGATCTGCGGGCGCGACTATTCCGTATGGCACTGGGCAAGATGTACCGGCAAGCTTGGGGACTTTATGTTCAGTATGATTCCAAGAGTTTACGATACCGCTTCGCGGAGGACTCGCTGGATGCGGATCCGGTGGCATTGCACGATCAATATGAGCTGGAACCGAAGGGCGGTATGGACATGGTCAGCCGGCAGATGATGGTTCAGCAGGCCATTAACCGTAAGCAACTGTTCCAGAACAGCCCCTGGGTCGATCAGGTGGAGCTGGATAAGAGCATCATGGAGCTGGATGACCCGTCCCTGATCAAGCGATTGATACGGGATCCAGGTCAGAAGCAGCAGGATGAGCTTGAGGACGAGACCAAGACGATCCCGACACTGCTAATCGGCATCCCGGTGCCGGCTAAACCGGGTCAGAACTTCGCGGGCCGTATCGGTGTGCTGATGCAGTACCTGAATGGGGCGATCCAGCAGGGGCAGCAGTTCAGTCCGGCTTCCAAGAATGCGTTTATGGTGCGGATTGACAGCCTGTTGCAGGGGTACGAGCAGGTGGCGACCAATGAAGCGCGGAAGTTGAGGGCTGAGATCCAGAAGTTCCTGACCAGCAGCGGTTTGTTGCAGCAGCAACAGCCTCAGATGCCAATGCCGCCCGCCGGCCCAGAGCCTCAGATGGCCCAGCCTCCCGTTCAATAAGCTATGACCTGCAAAGATTGCCGATATCGAGCCTCCGACAAGACCTGCCGGCGGTTTCCGCCCACCAGTAGGCCAACTTGCTGGCCCACTGTGCTGGATTTCGATTGGTGCGGAGAATTTTACGCTATGACCGCTATTATTGTGGAGCCTCAGCCCGTTTTGACCTCGATTCCGGTGCAATCCCAAGCCCAAGCTCCGTTAATGGAGCAGCTTGAGGAGGGTGTGGCACCGAAGATCAGGTTCCAGAAGGCTAAGAGGCAGGAGAACATCAAGGAGTTGCAGGATTCACCCCTATTCCAATCTTGATATGGCCGAGTACCAAGGAAAGAAAGTATCGCTTGGCAAACCTTTCTATACACCCGGCGAAACAAAGAAGCGGGCGGTGTACGTCCGAAATCCGAAGGGTACCGTGATCAGGGTTCGCTTCGGTGACCCCAACATGGAGATCAAGAAGGACGATCCCGAACGGCGAAAGAGCTTCCGAGCGAGGCATAACTGCGATACTGCGACTGATAAGACAACCCCGAGGCATTGGTCGTGTAAAATGTGGTGATTTATGAAGAAGAAATCGAAGTTCAGCAAACTGGCAACGCAACTCAAGAAGGAGGGCGCGGATGATCCCAAAGCTCTCGCGGCATACATTGGTCGCAAGAATCTTGGGGCCGCGGAGTTCATGCGCCGCGCCGCCGCCGGTCGCAAAAAGGCTAAGTGATGATCTCACTCATTTCACGAGTCCGCGCCGCATGGACTTTTGGCCGGCATCAATGCTGGGTCGATGCGCTTCCTTGGAACAGGGATGACGCGACCACCCTCAATAACTTTTTCAAGAGCGAGACCGGAAAAAAGTTCAAGGACGCTCTCCTGAACACTGTTCTTATGCAGAACGCTTCTGCAATTACGGACAGAAACCATTTGCAATACTCCTCTGGATTTGCAATGGGTCAGGCCAGTCTTGTGAAGGTCATCGAGATGATGGCCGACCGAGAATCAATTACGGGACAGGAAGATGATCCGGATTCTGTCACGAATACATAGGATCAAAGTTGCGGTTGCTGCGTCTGTGCGGACCAGCAAACGAATACAAGCACAATATGTCAGATGAAACAATGAGTGCCGATGCGATGCTCGCTTTGGCCAATGATCACGATGCTGGTGTCGATATCGACAGCCAACCACGGGAGCAGACTCAAAATAAAAACGAGTCAGCTTCGGTTGAGCAAGATTCCTCCAATGAGAGGAGTGCCAGTAAAGAGGTCAATGACCGCGAGCAAGATGATGTAGGCACGAGCAATAAGTCAGAGACCGATTCCAAGGCCAAGCAGAAGGAGGAGAAGCCGAAGGATCAGAAGAGCAAATTCGCCCAGGATCAGAATCGAAAGACCAAGACCTGGGAACAAATCAACGCTGAGAAGGAGGCTATCAGGGCCGAGCGCGAGGCGGTGAGGCGTGAACGGGAAGAGTGGAGCAAGCAACGGGAGCAATCCACGGTTGCCGATACCAATTCTTTTCGGGACGAGAAGGGTTACACTGCGGAGGATTACGAGGCTGCGGCCAAGGAATTCGATGCGGATGGTGACTCTCAGTTGGCCAAGGCAGCGCGAGCTAAGGCTGATGGCGTCCGTAAGACCGTGAGTGTGAAGCAGCAGCAGGTTCAACAGGAACGCTTTAACAAGTCGTGGGCTGACAACTATGGCCGACTTTCTGAGAAGGAAGTGTGGCTGAAGGATCAGTCCAGTCCTGAGTACAAGCGAACGGTTGAATTATTGCAGCGTGTTCCATTTCTCACTGGGATGCCGGATGGACTTGTCCATGCGGTAGAATTGATGAAGCTCCAAGATACTGCGAGTCGATATCAGTCTGTAGAAGCCGAGAATAAGTCTCTGAAAGAACAGCTCAACAAGCTCCAGCAGAAGACCGCCATTGGTAAAAGCGTTCCGGCAGGACAACTCAAGACCGAGGAGAAAGATTTCTCACGGTTATCCATGAAGGAGCAAAGGGATGCGCTCATGCGAGCGACACGAGAGTTCGACCGGGAAAGCAACCAATAGCACAACCACAACTAAAATATGGCAGGCATTACTACTTCAACCACGCTAACCAGTCAGTTCCAGAACTTCTTCAGCAAGGAGCTTCTCTCGATCGTCCAACAGGAGACGATTCTTGATCAGTTCTCCATGAAGGCTCCGATCCCCAAGAACAATGGTAACAAGGCCATCACGATGTTCCGCTTCGGTCCGCCGAGCGTTGCTGGTGTCCAGACCATCAGTTCTGAAGGTACTCCTATCAGCTCTGGAAACTATCGTTCCCTTGTTCTCAACAGCCTCAGCAAGAGCCTCGCTCAGTACGGTCAGGTGATCGGATTGACCGACATCCTTCGCGCTACGGACCTGTTTAACTCACTCCAGCAGGCCACAAAGACTTCCGGTCTGGACATGGCCCTCTGGGTTGACTCGGTCATTCGTAACACCCTGATCGGATCTAACCTTACTGCGAGCGGTTCTTCTATCGGTTCCGCCGCCGAGGGTGGTGGTACGTTCGATAACTCGGATGCTTGTAACACTGCCGCTTCTTCCGGCGGTATTAAGGTGTACGGCAACCCCGCTACGCTGACCACTCAGACCTTTTCTGGTCTGAACAGTGCGACCACTGCTGCCGATGCCACGATGACCGCTTCGGCTGTCCTCGATTCCATGACTCGTCTGAAGCGTAACCGCGCTCCGATGATCAATGGCGGCTACGTCCTAGCGACCGATCCCCGTGTTACCCGTGATTTGATGCGCGATGCCGATTGGTTGAATGCCTCCAACTACGGCAACAAGGGTACCCCGTTCTATAAGGGCGAGGTGGGTTCCATCTACGGTTGCCGCGTTGTTACTCAGACCAACTCGTTTGTCAGCACTGGTTCCGCTACTGCGGCTGATGAGTTCATCTATCAGGCGAGTGCCGCGGGTGGTGGTCTGGCGGTCAGCAAGGACATCATCGCTTCGTTCTTCTTTGGTAACGAGTCGTTCGGTATCCCTGCCTTGACCGGTGATGATCCGTTGTCCCCGAAGGTTGTGATCACCGATACCCCCGACAAGAGCGATCCGTTGAACCAGCTCGTCACCGTTGGTGTGAAGCTGTACTTCGCCGCTCTGCGTTTGGCCGCTGGTAACACTGGCTCGACTGCTAACCCTGTCTGGTACTTGGTGCATCGTACGAAGACCTCTACCACGCTGTAATATGCGACCCAAGACGGCCACCATCATGGTGATTGCCGTCGGCCCAAAGGGGCATCGTCGAGAAATCGGTGGTGCCCCTTCTCATTCCGCTTGCGGATGTGATGAGGCTGACAACAATGCGCCAATGATTGCGATTCCAGTCGAGGCTCTTTCCACTGATACGGAAGATGGCCAACAGGCTTCTCCCGAGGTTGGTGATGAAGTGGTCCTACAGGAAGTTCGGGGCGTTCTCAAGAAGCTCGAAAACGGTGAGGCTTACGTTGAGATCAAAAGCGTGAACGGTATGCCCGCCGAATACGAGAAGGCCGGCAAGGAATCAATGGAACCAATGGACGAAGAAGGTATGCGAAACATGGTTTCCGAGTACGACAGCGAGATGGAGTCTTAACATGCCGATCTACACCTTCGAGAACAAAGGCAAGTCCGTGGAGCAAATCGCTCCGATGGGAACCGATTCTCTTGTGATCAAGGGTGAACGCTGGACGAGGCAGCCGGTAGCCCGCTTCGGGGTTACCGGTTTTGCCCGCGAAGCCGAACTCAAAGACAAGGTGAAGCAGGGCTTTAGCCGGATGGAAGACCGGCAGGGTACCCGCTTTGAAAGCACTTTCAGCAAGAATCAGATCCGTAAAATTTGGGACATATGAGCATAGAATCTAATCTGGCAACCGAGTATTCGATGGGCAATGCGGGCTTCCAGCTCGTGACCTCTACCGCGTTGACCACTGGCCCATTCGTTGCGATCACCACGATTGCCGTCACCACTTTCACTTCGATCACCGGTAATGGAATCAGCGGCTCTTGGTCCACAGTGGCTATCCCCGCTGGCATTACGCTTCCTGGGCCGATTACGAGCTTCCAGATTTCCAGTGGTCAGGTGGTCGCGTTCAACGGAATCATCAGCTCCTAACCGTGACACTCGCTCTTGGAACACGATTGGCTTCGAGTGGGTCTGGCGGAAACGTCACGCCCGCCGATCTGCCAATCGTGCGCCGGGATCTATTGCAGGAAGACGAGTTCTTCGTACTGCAAGAGGATGGAACTGGGAAGATCGTGTTGTCTTTTGGCACCTACGATCGAATGGCAACTGAGCAGGGCACAGATCTCATTTTAACCGAAGCATCCGACAAATTCATTTTAACCGTAGAATAATATGGCAGACACAAAGATCACAGCACTGACGGCGTTGACCGCCGCTGATCCGGCTAATGACGTTATCCCTATCGTTGATGTCAGCGATACCTCGATGGCGGCAAGTGGCACCACGAAGAAGATCAGCGTAAACAACATCCTCGGAGCATCCGGCACCGCCACCCTCGCATCCGCCACCGTCACCGGCGCGGCTACGGTGGGTACGACGCTGGGTGTGACGGGTGTTACTACCGTCTCTGGAGCGCATGGTGGTGGCTATAGTTTGACGCTCGCCAACACCACAAGCAACGCTACAGCGGCTCTAAAGATTGCTGGCGGAGGAACTTTAGGTGGTGGCGAAATCGACTTTTTTAATGGAGCAAACTCTTGGGCCGGAATAAAGGCTGCGGTTATCAATCAGCTTGAGTTTTTGTCGAGCACATTTGCGACGTTGATGACGATCAACTCCACTGGTGTTGTTGTCCTCAAAGGTGGAACTGTTGCAGCCAACGGCGTAGGAGTAGCATTCCCGGCAACTCAAGTGGCTTCGTCCGATGCGAATTGTCTGGACGATTACGAGGAGGGGACGTTTACGCCGACTATTGTTGGACTCACTACCGCTGGAGTTGGTGTATACACACTTCAACAAGGAAAATACACTAAGGTTGGAAACCTTGTTACATTCCAAGTGTTTATTACTTGGACTGCACACACTGGTACTGGAAACATGATAATCAGCAACCTTCCGTTTACCAGTGGAGCAAATTTCTGGTCAGGATCTATTGGTTATGCAAACAATATAGCACTTACAGCGGGGAAAATTATGACCGGATCTGTCGAAGCTAACACAGCGTATGTAAACCTTCAACAGTACGCAACTGGCGGTGGGGCTTCGGGAGGAATCCCAATCGATACTGCTGGTGAAATTATGTTCTCTGCATCATACACCGTTTAATTCTATGTTAACCGAACGCACCATTTTCTCGCTTTGCGAGGTTCTCGCCAACACGACGCTCCAAGTTCGTCTTGCGGACCAGATCGTCGATGGAGAAGCCGTGAAGGCTTCCACCTTCCGCCGCTATTGCTTGACTCCCGGCTCCGACCTTACGGGTCAGCCCGAGCAGGTTGTCGCGATTGCCAACGCTGTCTGGACTCCTGCCGCGATTACCGCTTACAACGCCAACCTCCAACCCACCATCCAATGATCATTCCAGTTGATATTGTCGCAGTGCAGGTCAACCAGAACAACTCGCTGTTCGTTACGACCGGAGTTGATTACGACAGCGACGGCGCGGTTGTCGGTAGTGAGATTACCTCGCAGTACACGCTCGTTCCCGGTGACGACCTTACTGGTCAGCCGACCGAGGTGGTGAATATTGCCAACGCGCTGTGGACTCCTGCGGTTGTCGCGGCTTACAAAGCGGCAAATCCGGTGGTTGAAGCTGTCCAGCCCACCGAGTAATGGAACCAACGAACAGCAGCACCAGCCCTGGACTCAGCCTAGCAGCAGCGGCAGGTGCCACCGCTGTTTCGTTTATTCCAGTGCTCACTGACTGGGTAAGGCTTATCACCGCGCTGATAGGCTTACTTTGCGCCTGTTACGCAGCGTTTCGATTATTCCGCTCTAAATGAAAAACACGAAAACAACTCTCGCTGGTGTTGGTGCCATTCTGGTCGCTGTTGGTGGGGCCTTACGGGCTGCCTTCGATGGTGATGCAAGCACCAATATTGACATCGCTTCAACCATCGCCGCAGTGACCGCCGGTATTGGTTTGATCATGGCTAAAGACGCCACCGAGAAGCCTCTGGTGATCGAAACTAAGCCGTGAATTGGATCTACCAGATCCTCAAGGCTCTGCTCGACTGGCTCCGCGAAACACCACCCACCGATGTGCAACATGGTAAAGCACCTGATGATCTCAAGAATGATCTGGCTGGCCGTGTTGCCGATCTGCCTGGGTTGCCAGATGACCAAGGTGGTCCTAGTGCCAAGCGGTGATCCTGTGATGCTGGCTGAGCCGGTGAAGGCCAGCGTCTACGGATTCGACAAAGATAAGAAGCTGGTGGGACCATCCAAGGTGGTCTTGCCGGCAGGTTGGTACGTTTTACCAAAGAACTGATATGGGAACACCACTCACAGGCAGTAGCGTTGCATCGACCTACACTGGCCTACTCAAGAACTCCGACAACTCCACCGTAGGCGCATCGCTCAAAGCCATCAGCGACGGCAGCGGCAATGACTCTGCACTCCAGATCTCCAACGCCGCAGTCAATACCACCGGAGATTTCAGCGTAGCCACTAACAAGCTCACAGTGGCTGCTGCAAGCGGCAACACGGCTGTTGCGGGTACTTTGGCTGTCACCGGGGCTACCAACCTCTCAAGCCTCGCTACGAGCGGTGCAGCGACCATAGGCGGTGCGCTCAATGTTACCGGAGCAACCACGCTCACCGGCAACCTGACAATCCCGGGAAACCTCGCGGTCACTGGAACCTCAACCCTGACCGGTAATACCGCCGTCACAGGTACCCTCGGAGTAACCGGAGCAAGCACACTAGCCAGCGTTGGCGTGACCGGAGCCGCTACCGTTGGAACTACTCTTGGTGTTACAGGAGCGACCTCATTGGCCAGTGTTACAGTGGGAACAACTCTCGGGGTAACCGGAGCAGCCACGTTAGCCAGTGTCGGTATCACAGGTGCTGCTACGGTTGGAACAACCCTTGACGTCACTGGAGCTACTACCTTGGCTAGTCTTGGTGTTACAGGTGCAGCAACCGTTGGAACCACACTGGGTGTAACCGGAAATACCACGCTGACTGGTGATCTCGCAGCCAATGGCAATACCACTCTCGGAAATGCCGGCACCGACACGCTGACGCTCAACTCGGACAACATCACGGCTCCTAACATATCAACTGTTGCAATCGATTCCGCAAACGACAAGATTTTCATTCAAGATGCAACAGACAATAAGGTAAGGCTTGTAGTTTCAAGCTCGGTAACAACTACCAAAGCGGTATACTCTGAGAAAATATCAAACACTCAGTTTTTCACTTTTGCTGGCATAACAAACGTTTATCCTTATAACGCAAACGGTGGTTCTCAATTTCAATATACACACACATTCAAGACTATTGGTAATACTGCTATTATCAGCATGTCGGTTCCGGTTAAAGTAGCAACCTCGTCTCAGGTGTATTTGATTATTGCGGATGGGTCTTCGGTTCCTAATATTGCAAATGTTATTGCATGCGGAATTGCAAGTGTTGGTTCCGCAAACGGTGAAACAACAATCAGCTTTTCAACAAAATTTGTTTCAACGTCTTTGTCTCATACTTTTTATATATGGGCTGCTGGAAGTGGTACTACCGCAACTTACAACACTTACACTCCATCTGGTGGTTTGCCTGGTTATTTTTATCCAAATTCAATCTTCAGTCTGATTGAAACCGCATGAAACCCTCTGAAGCAGCCCAAGCGGCTTGCGACAAGCTGTCGTTCACAGACTCGGCCACCATCGCGTTGGCCAAGAAGTTCTGTATCCGCCGCTACTCGATGATCTGGGATTCCTGCCTGTGGAACGATACCCTCGGCATTATCTCTCATCCGGTCACCGCCGGAACTGAGATCGTCACCCTCTCCGATTACGTCACCTCCGCTTACGCTTCAGGGACCGGTTACAATACCTTCATCGACTTTCCCGTAGCCATCCGCTTCACGGTCACCGGAGATACCGATGGCATCGAGGTTCCCGCCGCGGAATGGGTCTCGTTCTTCCAGCTCGATCCCAATACCTGGAACAACGTCGATAGCCGTAAATCCACCCCCGGCAACTTCGTTAACTGGACTCGATTGATCGGTGGAGCTTATGGCGAGGCCGGTGTTCCCCGCATCAAGCTCGTTCCCACGCCCAATGCCGATGGCACCTTGTTCATCCTCGCCAAGAAGCAGTCGCAGATGCGGCAGTTCGGTGAGGCAACAACCATCTCCAACGATACCAACTTCGAGCTGCGAGGCGTAGAGAACGCTCTAATGGCCTACACCGAAGGCGATCTCCTCGAATACTCTCGGCAGTACGGTAAAGCCCAAGCCAAGTTCCAAGAAGGAGCCGCTCAGGTCGCCATCATGAAAGACATGGAACGCGGCCAACAACAGCAAATCAGCCGCATCATCCCAGATAGCTTGTACGATTACACGTTCCAAGACATCCTGTAATCCGCCATGCCATTCCAATCCTCAGATGCTCTCGATGACCAGATGCTTCTGGATGGAAGCACTGGGTTTTCGACCGGCGTAATTTCAGCCACTCGTCCCGATGGCATTCCTGCAACCAGCATGGAATCGGCCATCAACATGGACTATGACGACTTCGGCAATCTCGTCACTCGTCTCGGAACCGTTTCACTGGCAGGCAACAGCATCACGGCCAATTGGGAGGACATCATCACCAACTGGGAGTCAACGACTTCCAACTTTGGAAGCAATCTTCCCATCAATGCGACGGTATTGTCCGGTTTCTACTTCGATACAGCCGCATCCGAACGCCTCGTCATCGCCGTTAATGACCTTAGCACCTCCACCAAGAGCCTCTACTACGGGTCACCCGGCGTTTCCTACAACCTGATTTCAGGATCAACGCTCAACGCTTCCGCTTCCTACGTCTATTTTGCTCAATTAAATGACAAATTGTTTTATTCAGACGGTCTCGGAACGCTGAAATACGTCTCCAGCGCAAACCTCAACAGCTCCACCACAGCCGGCAAGATCAGCCGCATCGACGTCATCAATCAGGGAAGTGGCCATAGTTCGATCCCGACAATCACCATCGCCGCGCCACCCAGCGGTGTAACGGCCACTGCAACCGCTGTTGTTGCCAACGATGGCAACCTTGTTTTCGTAACGATTACCAATCCCGGCAGCGGATACACAACCGCTCCCACTGTCTCCATATCGCCGGCCAACCAGTCTCACGCGGTCGCCTTTGTATCGCTCACGCCTCCTGCCAAGCCGATATTCCTAACCACCCATACCAATCGGTTGTGGGCCGTTTCCGCGGATACTTCAATCCAGCCCGATACCCTCTACTTCTCGGATATCCTCGATGGCGAATCCTGGGATCCTCTCGGCTCTCTTCGTATCGGTGGCGATGGCGATCCCATCAAGGGACTCTACTCTTGGTTTGGCTATCAACTCATCGTCTTCAAGGAACGCTCTATTTGGAGCGTAAATGCCGATCCTACGCAGGATGCTGCCGATTGGACCATATCACTCATCAGCGGCAATATCGGCTGCTCATCGCACCGGTCCATCACCGCGGTTGGTCCTGACGTATTCTTCCTATCCCGCGACGGCATCCGCTCCCTTCAACAGATCCAAGCCGGTACCCAGACCAGCGTAGGTCTCGCGCTTTCCAGCCCGATCAACGACCTCATCAGTCGCATCGACAAGACCAAGCTCGACCTCTGCGACGGTGTGTTCTGGAACAACCGATACTTGTTGGCGGTTCCGTTCGTTACCGAGGAACCAGCGATCCTCGGAATCGAAACCGAGTACGCGCTCCTGACCGAGAACAGCCTCGATATCGCCCTCGAAGGTGCGCTCAACGAGAACAACGCGGTCATCGTGTACCACTCACTGGCCCGCTCTTGGCTTGGATATTGGGACAACTGGATCGTAAACGACTTCATCCCAACCTCGTTCTCAACATTTGGACCCGTCCTCATGTTTGCCGGCGACATTATCTCGGTGTCAGCGGGAGCGGGCCAAGTCTGGTCATTCAACGATTACCTCCCGAACAGCCGGTTGTCGCCGGTCTCAAGCTCCGCGTACACCGATGGCGGTGCGAATTACGAATCCACGGTTATCACCAAGGCTTACAACCTCAACGAACCTATCCCCGACAAGATCGGGTACAGCGTTCAGTTCGCCTTCGATAACCCGTACACTACCGCCACCACGACCGCCGCAGTGTCGTTGGCCAAAGATATGTCGGACACATTCGTGACGCTCGATTCCGCGCTGGCGATCACCTCAAGCCAGAAGTTCCTGAAGGCTTATAACCTGATCAGCCAAGGCCGTTGGAATACTTTGCAATTCAAGGTAACCGCAGACGCTGGTCGCTTGTCTCTGCAATCCACCATTCTTTCCGGCTTCGTAGACTCGGTGCGTCCTCAGCAATGACCGCACATCCAACAAACATTGAAGCGGCCAAGCTACTGCGAGAGCATTGGCCAACTTGCTCCTCATGGACTGAGGATCAAATCCTCAACTGGATCGGGATCTTCAACGCCAAGAAGCTGATTGGCATTGTGAAGAACGAGGAAGGAAAGTGCGTCGGGGTGGGAGCTGTTCGATTCCTGAACTCCATCGAGGAATCCGAGGATCTCAATAACAACTTCCCAGACGGTCACATCGCGTGGATCGAGATTGCCATTGGCACCGAGCCGTATGCGGTTCAAACCCTTTGGTTGGCCATGATGCGGTTATGCTCTAAAAACGTCACCAAGCTGGGTGGTTTTAGAAAAGGCATTTCCCGTTTGTACGATTTCGACAGGTACTTCAAACTCCTGATGAACAAGAGGATTTCTTATGGGCGGATCATATAAAGCACCAGACTTGGCGGCGGCAAACCGTGAGGCCGTCATGGCTTCAATCGAAACCTTTCCGCTTCAACGGCAGATCGAGGCGGCATCACGAATTGGAGGTATTGTTACGGTTCCAATCTATAAAGATGGAAAAGAAACAGGCCAATTCAAGGACATTGATTTTAGCAAAACATCTGATGTTGCTCAGACTAAAGCTATCGGCCAAGCGTTGGCTGACTTGGTCCCGATTCAAGCTCAACGTCAACTTGAAGCCTCTCAGGAATACGGCACTCAGTTCGCTGAACAACGTCGCGCTGAACTTCAAGCTCTTGATCCTGAGCGTTATGGAACAGCAGCTAAAGATGGTCAGCCAGGTCAGCCGGGTCTCTACGCCCAGTTCCTGAAGGATATAGGTTCTCGCCCAATTTCCGAGGAAACCATCGCTGCCCCTTCCTACGAGCGAGTAGGCATGCCGGGTGGTCCTCAAGACACTGGTGAGGCTGCAAGAATCCGTAGCAACCTTGAACGCCAAATCAGTGCCGGTCTCGCTCAAGCCGGTACGCTTGATCCAGCCATGATCCGAGGTGCGGAACAGGCTGCTCGCGCCCGCGGAACTTCCACTGGTAATCTCCTTGGTAACCTCTCGGCATTCCGCGAATCCCGCGCCGTAAACGAGGCCATCTCTAACGCCGATGTCCAACGCCGGCAGCAAGCTATTGGCCTACTTCAGAGCGGTCAGACCAGCAGTGATGTCGCTAATCGCCAATCTCAGGAAGCCTTCCAGAACATCCTTGCGGCCACCGGTCAGCGGAACACTGCGGCGCAACAGAGCTTTGCAGGCCAGATGGCTTCGCAGCAGCAACGTCAGGGTACCCAGCAACAGAACATTGCGAATATCCAGTCCGCTTTGGGACTTCAGCCGATCGTCTCTCAAGCTGCTCAGCTAAGTGGTCTTCAACAGGGTGCTTCTCCGTTTGCAACTCCGCAGTTGTATCAAGGAATGCAGCAGGCAGGACCGGGTCAGCTTCTGCAAACTGGCAGCAACTTCGCGCTATCCAACGCTCAAGGTGCGTTCCAAGCTTCGCAAGCGGGTTCCCCATTGTCCGTTTTTCAAGGGCTTACGAGCGGCATTTCAAATCTTGGTCAAGGATTCCGCGGATTCGCTGGAGGACCTTAATCTATGGCAAACGATACCGGATCAAACTACTTCTTTATACCGGGAGGAGAAACGCCTGCTCCACCGGTTACGCCCCCTCCTGCCATAAGCGAACCAATATCTCCGTTCGAGAAATACCTCATCGCGCTCGAAAATCTCCAGCCTCCTGTTGAGCTTAATCTTCCAACTTCTCAAGAGCCGGCTCCAACTCCTGTTTACTCGAATCAGGTTATTCGCAGGCCAACAGGCTTGCCTTCATTTCAAGTCACTCAAAGACCTTCGCTTGGACCAATTCCAAACGTTGTTTACGGATACGATACTCCGAAGGTGGTCAGTGCTTATGAACCTGACCTGAGTAATCCATCAACTATCGATCAGCCGTCTTTCACAACCCCCACCCAACCTCCTTCACAGGAAGTTGAAACAGGTGGAGGCGGAGAACCAACTGAGAGTGTTGAGGTTGGTGATGGACTAATTACTGACGAGAACAAGAACAAATACCTTACCGAGTTCAAGATGGATCTACAGGGGCCTAACGTCCGGCCTACTGTGACTTCACCTCCAGAAGTTATTGCACTTCCAGAAACAGAGGCTCCTCCTTCTATATTTACACCAAGTCCTGTTGTTTCTACTCCGGCAACTCCTCCGCCCACCGTTATAGTGCCTGAAGTAAAGATTCCTGAACTTGTTGAGCCTCCAAAGATTACGTTCCCGATTGTAACTCCTCCTGAAAAACCGGTTGTGCCTAAGCCGGTTGTTCCGATTACTCCTGCAATAGTTCCGGTTACACCGATCAATAGGCAACCAATCGTGCGTCCTGTTGTTGAACCCACTACAATTCCGATTGCGACCCGTAAGATGATTGAGTCTCTATCACCAGGATACTTCAAGGATATCAACTATGATCCCGATGAGATCCTTGCAGCGGCGATGCGGAGCATGGGCGGAAGACAAGCTCGTCGATCAATTTTAAACGAACTCCAATAACCTTATGGCTACTACAGACGAAATCAGAAGGAAGCTTGAAGAGCAGGCTAACCAGCGCGTCAACCCGCTGCTCAAGGGATTGTCCATGCTCACCGGTGGAATCGCTGGAGAATTCACTGGAACCAATGAGCAGATCCGCCAGCAAAGAACCGCCAAACGAGCGTTGATGGAAGAGGATCTTTCTGCTTTGCAAGAGCAGCGGTTGATGGAGCGAGTGAAGAATCAGCAGGCTGAAATGCTAAAGAGGCAGCTTGAGCTTGAAGCGGGTCGAACCGCTGCTGAGGAACGAAGACAGTTGCTTGATGTCACTGGTGCTGAAGAGGTTTTGACCGGAGCCGACAAAACAAATATTGGACCAGTTGAACAGGCTCAAGAAATTGGACGCAGGAAAGCTCGTGTTCAAAAGCTTGTAACAGGCGAAAGAGAAGCTGCTGAAAAGGCGGGATTGATTGGCCGACTTCAAGCGGAAATGGGTGCGACTGAGAAAGCAGCTATTGAATCAGGTACTATGCCTGATTATTCTAGTTTAGATATAAATACCCTTCGACGCATAGCCGGAGCCTCTGATGTTTCAATGCGTAATAAAGCAGAAGCCAGACAGGCAAAGCAAGATGAAGGAAGAGTGTTTGTTAGCAGAAGTGCTTCTGGCGAAGTAAGTGTTCAAGGCCCCGCTGATCTTGTTAGAAAGTATCAAGACGCAAATCCTGATGTATTTACTAAACGAAAGAACTCTCCTTATAAAATCTCAATGAGGGAGACAGAGGATGGCAGGTCATTCAATGTTGATTTCGGTGACATGCCCATTGATGAAATTCAGAACATTGCCCCTCAACTTGATCAGATGAAGAAAGCGTATGGCGTTTCATCTCAAGCGGATTTGAGCGGAGGCGGTGCTGGTGCTGGTGCTACAACTGCAAAGCCGCTTCCTAAAGCCCCTGCTGCAACCCCTGGAGATCCAATGGTAGGAAGAGGGAGTGGAAAACCAAGAGGAGAGGTTGCCGATATGATTGCAAAAGAGGTTGCGGCTCAACCTGATATGTACGGACCACCGACACCTCGTGAGCAGTTCCTTCAAACCGGAAAACGTCTTTCTGCATTAGAAGGTCGAGGCGGTGCTTCTACTTATGGTGCCAAACAGACACTTACAAGTCCGTTTAATGCAGCGGTGGCTTCTGAGTTAAATATTCAACCTGAACGAGTTGGGGCTGAAAGTGTTTTTGTCAAAGGGGCAAAAGCTGTTGTTGCTGATCAATTCCCAACTGAACAATGGAACAGCCTTCCTCAAGAGGTTAAAAACCGTATATACATGCAAGCTCTAAATGAGTCAGCCGCTCAGATGGCTAATCCTTCTGCTCCTAAATCTCCGCTTGCTGTTGGATACGCTGAATCCCCGTTTGCTCCTTACTCCTATAAGACAAATTAGGACGTAATATTATGACAAAAACCCAACGTGATTGGTTGATCGAAAACAAACTTGATCCAGAGGTTTATGACATAGATGCGGAAGGAAACGTCTCTGAAAGCCCAATCATGGGTAAGCTTGAAGCTGGAGCTAGATCGGCTGCTGTCAGCGTTGCTCCTTCTCTCACTGCTATTCCTGCTTCGGTGGCAGGTGGTAAGGGTGGAGCCTTGCTTGGCGCACCGTTTGGTCCTGTTGGAGTGCTTGTAGGCGGAGGTTTAGGCGCGTTGAGTGCAGGTGCTGCGGCTGCTTACGCTACCAGCAAAGCTCAGGAAGCACTGCTTGAGAGGTACTCTCCTGAGACGCTTCAGAAGTTATCACAAGCTCAAGAAGAACAGCCTGTATCTTCTTACGTTGGTGGATTTGTTCCTACCGCGTTAACCGCTCGCCCATCCCTGAAAGGACTCAGCGAACTTGGTAGGCCACTGACTCGTCAGACTACGCTTCGTGAGGCTATCACCAAGCCGGCGTTTGTTGAGCCTGCCATGAACGTCGCGGCCAACGTCGCTCAATCTACCGGTCAGCAGATCGCTGATGTGGCTCAAGGAGGAGAGTTTTCCGGTGGCCGGCTCGCAGCGGACATTGCACTTGGCACCCTCTTCAATCGTCCAACTAGGTTGGGACGTAAGCTTGGTATGTCGGAAGGGCCTCAAGACGCTCCGCTTCAGAAGCTGGATCTTGAAGAGGCTAGGACTCGGATTGGAAAGCAAATTGACGCTGAACCCGCTCGGACTGAGCCTTCTCAACCAAAAGAAGAAAGTGATTGGTGGAAGTCATCCACTGAACCAACCGCTGATTTCATCAATGAAAAGGCAGCTAGGTTCAAGGTTGATGAGTTTGGAAACACTATTGATGCGTTGGCAAAAGAGCCTAACGCAAATGATGTAGCTCAAACTCCAGATCAAGTTCCTAATTTCATTCAGAATAAATACGGAGAGTCGCTACAGTCTGCATACGAAAGCATTAGTAAAATAAACGAGACAAGCGACAAGTTGATAAGTGGACTTGCTGAAGAGCAGATGGGTGAGATTCAAAGGTCTTTGGCTCGAAAGAAAGAATCAGAGACTCTTGGGTTTAAAGACATTCTTCCAAAGACTTACGATGCTGCACAAGAGGTCTACGACACAATATCTGGCCGACTTCAACGCGAAGGCGAAGGCGCAAAGATCACTCAGCCCGACATAGATGCAGCCGCCCAGATCGCCGCTCGCCGAAATCTAACCATCGAGCTTGATCGTCCGTTCATTGGATCAACCGAGATCCGAGGTATGTACCTGTCTGATCCAGATACGGGTAACCGCATCGTCCGCGTTAACCCGTTGATGGCCACTCGTGACACGGCCATCCATGAAATCGGTCACGATGTGTTCCAAGGGGTCACTAATCCTTCCATGCGGAAGTCTCTGCTTGAATCCGCTCAAGATACCCCCGCCTACAAGAGCGAGCTTCTGGCCCGCAATGCTGAGGTTCAGGAAGGCAAGCTCACGCCTAAGCAGGCCCAGGAAATCGCTCTTGAAGAAGGTCTCATCCAATCATTCGGAGAGCAGATCCCGAACATCCAGCGTAGTGAGATCCGGTCTTGGTTCAACGCCTTCAAGGCTTCCACCAAGCAACTCTTCACTGGAAAGGTTTCACCCGAAGACGCTATCGCGTGGATGCACTACGCAACCACCGAGTCAGTTCCTTGGAAGGGGGTGACCGCTCCAAAGGCAACTGAACAGCGTTTCCAACGGCCCGAGGAAAAGACCCGCAAGTTCGCAGGGCGTGTTGCCGAGGCTGAGTCAGTTCCTGAAGAGGTGCGACAAACAGTACGCCAGTCTCCTGAATCGCAATACGAGCAGCAGAAGGTGAACGAGGTGGTTGATCGCGCATCTTCGATGACGATGACTCAGCTCGCTGCTGATATGGCAGATACAGAGTCCAACACCAGGGTCGCTTCTGGAATGGAAACATTCAGTCGCCAGATCAATTCAGGTGATATGGCTGGGGCCAGCAGCACTGCGTTGTCTCTGTCCAAAAGCGGAACCACTTGGGGTCAGCTCATCAATCAGTTCAAGCTCCTCAATTCCTCCACTCCAGAGGGATTGGTTCGGCTGGTTCAAGATTCGCTCGCAAATAAGAAACGACCGCCTCTTACCCAGCAACAGGCAGCTATCTTGATGGACGGTTCGAGCAGGCTAAAGCTGGCCGACAATGAAGTCCTGGCCGCAGGTCGCGTTGCCCGTGATGCGTTCGCTGCCAATGATGTCGCTGCAATAAACCAGAGCATCAAGCAACTGGACTTGGCCGATGCGAAACGATCCGAGATCGATGTCATCCTCAACGAGGCAATTTCCAAGATCAATCCAGCCGATGCCGCGGACTTGTTCATCTCGATGGTCCAGGGTTCCGTAATGGGACCAATATCCATCGTCCGCAACGTAGTGGGTAATGCCATCAATTACCCTTTGCGTGAGCTTGGAGATGCCGGTGCCGCACTCATCGACGCGACCTTCTCAAAGGACAAGAACAACTCCTTCAACATCCGCGCTCGTACTGTTGATCGAATCGATGCAATCGGGAGATCGTTTCCAACCGTTGCTAAGACCCTTCTAAAAGGATCCAATGCAATGCCGTATGAGTTGGGAACCAGCATTGGTAACCCGCTCAACTTCCAGCGGGCATGGCGGCGAATTGCTGAGGACTTTGCTGCTGGCAAAATTGGTTCCGCGCTATCCCCTCGAAACCTGACCGAAGCAACTATCGGCATCCTGCCGGACATCATGCTTCGCCTCACTCAGGCCACAGACATCCCGTTCCGACAAGCTGAACGCGCCCGCATCATCAGCGAGATCGGTCGCACCAAGGGTTTATCTGAAGCCCAGATCCAGATCGCCGTGCGAGATCCAAAGCTTGCGTTCGTTACCGATGTGGAAGCCCAGCGCGGTCGCCGCGGATTCACCGAAGATGATCTGGCTACCATCGAAACCGAATCGGCTAGATCGGTGTTTCAACAAGATAACAAGGCAACCAAAGCGGTCGCCGGAATCAATCGGTTCATAAAAAATGAACTGGGATCTACAGGCTACATTCCCTATCGCCTCATCTCGCTGTTCCAAAAGACTCCCATCAATGTAGCCGCAGAGGCTCTCCAGTTTACTCCTGCCGGCGCATTGCAGGATTGGAGCAAAATGAGTCCTCGTGAGCGCAATATCGCGGCATCTCGAATCGCTGTCGGAGCAATGGTTACAACGGCTTTTGGTTACCTCTACCACAAAGGGATCATCACCCCGAACCTTGATACCGCTGGCGAGACCAACAAGGCTCGTGAGTTGGCCAAAGCTGGTGGCGTGATGCCTCCAGGCACGATCAACCTGTCAGCGGTCAAACGGCTAGTTGGTGGGGGTAAAACAGAGTTTCAGGGGGGAGACACCGTTGTCGATCTCTCTTCGCTAGGAACCGCTGGCGCATTGGGAATCATGGCTGGGACAGCCCTTCGGCAATCGGAACGTGGACGTACCAACGAGGAGCTGATGACCACGGTTTTCAAAGGCGTTCCAACCTCTGGACTCAACTTCGTGATGGAGCAGCAGTTCCTCAAGGGAACCAGCGACTTCATCAAGCTGCTCTCGCAGGAATCCAGTAACTCAATGGATCGCTGGCTCAAGAATCTTGCAGTCACCGCTGCAACGCCCTTGGCTCCAGCCGTCTTGGGATCTGTCCGCCGCGCTGAACGCGACAAGCTGCCGGTAATCGGTGGCCAGAGCTTCATCAAGGATACCGTCGATGAACTCAATCAGCGGTACGCCGCCCTTGGGTTGGCCATCCCTGGTGTAAAGGATCCGAACGCTATGCCGGTGCGCCGGGATCTCTGGGGACAAGCCGTTGAACAGACTCCAAAGGGCAGCAACCCTTGGGTGTACCAGTTCTTCAATGCTTGGAAGGCCCGCGAGATCGATGCCGATCCGCTCAACACATCGATCTACACAATCTGGCGGAGAACCGCTGACAACAGCGCGATCCCTTCAGTTCCCAATCCAAGCCTGACTTGGAAGCAGAAGACCTACGAGCGGATGGCTCCTGAACAGTTTGATCGATACAGCGAATTGGTGGGGCAATACCGCAGATTGCGGGCAGAACAGGAGTTCATGCGTCCACGCTTCCAGCAGGGTGGCGATGAGCGAAAACTCAAGCTCCTGCAACGCGCCTACGATGATGGCCTGCTTATAGCCAAGAAGCAGTTTGTTCGAGAACTCGTGCAATCCGGTCAAACTCTCACGCCAGTCGCCGCTCGCCGGGGCTTCCAACAACCCTCCGAGTAAACTTTCCGAAAGAAAACTCTCGACAGTTTGCAACACGCTGCTACTTTGGCTTGCGTGAGCGTAAAACTTCTAACCGTCCAAGAGATCGCTTCGGCCCTCGGGACTCATCCCGAGACGGTGCGTCGGTGGATCCGGTCAGGAAAACTTCCAGCCATGAAGGCGACGAAGCGCACCATCCGTGTCCGCTCCGATGTAATCGAGGAACTCCTCCGACAAAACCCACAATGAACAACTCAATCGCAACGACAACGTCCCCCTCGGATAACTCCGAGATGTACTCCAAGATCCAAGATCCCATCTCAGCCATCGAGAAGATGGGCGAGTGGATCGCGGCCAGCGGAATGCTTGGCTGCACCAAGGTCGAACAAGGTAAACTCATCGCGTGGCAATGCGCCGCCGAGAAGAAGACCCCGTTCGATTTCAAGAGAGAATATCACATCATCAACGGCTCCCTCAGCATGCGCTCCGATGCCATGCTCGCCGGATACCGTGCCCGCGGAGGTAAGATCCTCTGGAAGCAGTTTGACAGCCGCGCCGCCATCGCTCTCTGGACCTACGATGGAAACTCTTGCGAGATCTCATTCACCACCGAGGACGCTAAGATGGCCGGCTTACTACCCGCCAAGCCGGGGTCTGGATGGGCCAAGGATCCATCCGCAATGCTCCGCGCTCGTTGTATATCCAAAGCGGTTCGCATGCTCGCCCCCGAGGTTGTGGCCGGCATCTACACACCTGAAGAGACCGAGGAGTTTACCCCCGCTCTCACCGAGGTATCGGTAGCTCCCACCAAGAGCTTCGACATCACCGCCAAGCTTGAGGCCCTGTTCGAGGACCGCGAGGACGAGGTCAATGCTCTCCTACTCAAGGCCGGTCGCATTCAGGAAAGTCAGACCTTCCGCGATCTCCCCGATGCGGTCGCATCTAAGTACATCTCCAAGCCGGACCTGATCCTCAGCAAGCTCGCCGTGATCGTCACCCCTGAGATCGCCACCACGGAGGTTTCCAATGGTTGATATCATGTTCGACATGCCCTCCGCAGATTACCACGAGGCGAAGGCACTATCGAAGTCCGGTCTCGATCAGTTTCGTAAGTCCCCCGCGCACTTCCGCTCTTGGCAGGATGGTAAGACTCGTAACGAATCCAGCCCCGCGCTGGAGTTCGGTACCGCTGCCCATTGCGCCGTGTTGGAGCCGGAACGCTTTATCCTGACCTACAGGATGTTCACTGGTGATCGTCGCACCAAGCAGGGTAAGGAAGACTACCAACTGATCATCGACAACGGACAGATCCCGCTGCCTCAAGATCAGTGGAA